AACTTCTTCCCATTCCTGGTCATAGCCCACCAAGTGGGGGAAGGAATGAAGATAGTATCCCCCAAGGTTGGAATGACATACTTCGCAGAAATGGAGTTCATGGTGTTAACAAGTACCAATGGAGGATTCTGCAACCCCATTCCAATTACGCCAGCCATTGTAGGCCTCCTATAAACTTACTGCTTACTGTAGAATACTGTCTACGTTACTCCAGATGTCCTTATCCTTACTAGCAGCGGCAAAGGCATCATCCAGGCTCTTAAAGGCCTGAGGAGCCTTGCCGGTGCGGTTATGGACATCCAAGCCAAACCCCCCTGATGCTGGGGTTGGGACGAAAATCTCTCCAGAGGGAGCGGGCTCACCCTTCAATCTGGCTTCTAATTGTTCCACACTGATACCAAAGCTGTCGGCTAGCTTCTTATGCTCTGCCTTGACTGCATCGGCTAGCTTGGCGGCTTCAGTCTCCCCAGCACTCAACCGTTTGAACGCTTCCTTGATATTGGGGGTAGAATCAGAGGCCATCAGGTTGGAACGAACAGCTTCCTGGATAAGGGAGGCGAGAGGATACTTCTCCTGCTTCTCTAGCGGGACTAGACGGTCATATCTATCTTCCAGGACACCGTTAAGGTAGTTGGTCGCCATCCGCTTATTGACTTCCTGAAGGGCAGCGGTATCGGCTATGGCCTTCTCAGCCTGCTTATTGACAGCCTTCATCACCTGGACAATGGGACCGAGGAGGTTATCCTGCTCCAGGCGGCTGAGGGCAGCGAAGGGGTCATTCCCAGCAGCGGGGATACCAGCCTGACCGAAGAAGGCGTTTACTGCAGGGTCATTGACCCTACCGGCTCTAAGGGCTTCCACAGCAGATTGCATCTTGGTATAGAGATCAGCTAGGTTCGTTTGCTGGTTACGGAACTCAGATACCTTGGACTCGAAAGCAGCTTGATCAGACTTTAGCTTAGTGTCAGCTTTGATGATCTCATTCTGACGGTCAGAATCGACACTTCTTAGCTGGCCTAATGTTACGGTAGCTCCATTGCCCATATTCCAGACTAAATTGTCTGGATACTGGGTCTTATCAGCTAATACTTCTTTCAAACCGGGCATAGCTTCTCCTTAGAATTGACCTACACCGGGAACACCAGTTGGGGCCGGGTTAGGGCCTCCTGCGCCTGGGGCACCCATAGCTGCGCTGCTATTGATAGGAGGTGAGGCTACCTGCAGGGTACTGGCAGATTGGCTGGCCTCTTTAATAGCAGCATTTAGACTACCTATAATCTTGGCTAGATGAGCGGCAACACCGGGGTTAGAGGCCATTGTGGCACTCATAATCTCGGAGACCATCATCTTAACATTATGGATGTTCCTAGCTAGAGCGGCTGGGTCTGCCTGACGTTGGGAAGATAGTTCCCTTCCGAAGGCAGCTGACTGCATCATATCAGAGGGGGTGGAGGCTGGTCCTGTCCCTGGTCCACCTGGGGGTCCGCCACCCATCATGGGAGGTCCGCCCATAGGAGGTCCACCAGGAGCAGGGCCTGCACCCCCTCCACCTGAGGCAGCAGCAAGACGTTGCAATAGCATGGGGGCTATCGCAGACATTAACGGATTGGCTCCAGCGGCCATTTTAGTCTCTAGTACGCTCCCCCACGCTTCCCTCTACCCTTGGAGTCCTCGGGGAGAAGGCCAAGTGGATCGGGTGGGTCAAAATACTCACGGTCCCCGTCCGCTCCAAGCAGGCCAACGTTCTCAGGGGCGTCAGGGTTACCACCACCCCGGCCCTGGTAGGTAAGGGGGCTCAGCACTTCAAGGAGCTTATCCCCTACGTCAAAGCCCTTCTCTGCGGTGTCCTTACTGACCTTTGATTCAGCTGTCGGCTTTCCCATTTCATTCTCCTTTGCTGCTACTCTCGCCACCTATCCCTAGTTCAGGGTTAGAGATAGGAGACTTACTCCTTACTGTTACTTCTTACCGCCCCGTGAATGATGCCTGCCGCCGTGATGACGGCCCCCATGCTTGCCACCATGTTTAGCGAGGGGCATACCATGCTTGCCAGCTTCCTTGGCCTCCCTCACACCCTCTTCTTTGTGATGCTTAGCCATCGCCTTATCCTCCAGTCTCTCTTCGGCGGGAGTCTCCTTGCCTTCGAATGCCCTAGCCATGCCATTGCTCCGACTTACCGACTAACTCTGGGTCAGGCCTGGGGTTCCTGGAATCGCCATAGCGTTCGATCATGGTTTGGGCTTGGCGTTCCAGGTACTCAGCTACTTTCCTTTCCCCATCTGGAGTATCGAACATATCCCAGATGTAGGGGACTGGGACCTCAAAATCAGCCTTTACTCCGTCCAGGGCCATTTCTACTTCATACCACTCCCCTCTCTTATAGAAGCGGAGGAGTTCAGCAGATGGAGAGAGACCCTTCATACCCTCACAGGATGAATCGTGGGGGAATAGAGGGGGGTATGTCAAGAGGAACCTTATTGAGGATTGCGTCGTGACTCATATCCTCCCTGGGAATGTGGACCCAGTAGCCTCTATACCACCCTTTATAGTTGATCTGGATGACTTGACAGCCTCTCTTCTCTAGAAAGCCGCTCTTGCACCAGTATTGAATAGTGCGGAGAGGCCGTTTCAGGCGGTAGGCGATGAAGGGAGTGCTATACCAGTCTTTTTTAGCGAACGATACTGGGATAGGAGACAAGCTATCTCCTCTTAGCCTTGTTAAGGGCGGCTAGTGCCATCTCTCTGGAGGTACGTTCGGCTATGTTCTTAGCGTCGGGTACGCCAAGGGCTTCAAGGAGGGTTTGAGTATCTATACTTCCTGTTTCCTTTAGCATGGGGGCCATCTGGCGCATGGCCGCTTGGCTGATTGGGAGAAGGGAGATTGGATCAATGTGAAGTTTGACATTCATATTGGCCCCACCGTAATAGGGTTTCCAGGTTACGGTGGAGAAGCCACCTTCTAGAGTGGCATAGGCTCGTTCCTTTTGATAGTGGGTAGCCATCATATTATAGATAAGGTTGGCTAGTTCGGTTAGGGAATGGGCTAGGAGTCTAGCCCTGCAGCGGGTTAGGGCCTTGGACTGGAAGATGGAGGCTTCGTAGAGTTCAGCGGATAGGTTACCTGCTCCAGGTTGACCTTCTCTACTAGGGTTGAATCCCTGGAGTTCCTTCTGAGTAGAGAGCATCCACTGGATGAGTTTCATAACTGACTCTTGAATAGCGTTGGGAGTGACAAACTCGGGGAGTTTCCCCTGTTGAGCGTTATATTCCACTACTTCAGCAGGTAGACCAAGGAAGGCGTTAGTGTCGATGCCGCTGTTTGAATCTATGAACCATATACCATTGTTTAGGCGGACTATGTTCTCAAATATTTGGGTTAGGGTTCTTTCAGCTAGGGCCTGGAGGTCCTTTGAGAAGCGGGTGGGAGGAGGGGGGTAGAAGCCTTTAATGGGAGGGAGGCCATAGATGACTATGAAGGGATATTGATTACCAGGAGTGGGGTTGGCACCGTCTGCGACTACTCTGACTGTCCTGCCAGAGGCACAGACTATCAACCTCTTATTAGGGTATTTAAGTCTGCGGGTGAGTTGTCCAGTGTTATCAGTCCTTTGAGCCTTGTCTACTATATTTCTAACGTTTGAACCAGCTAGTTCCTCTACTAACTCTACAGTCCTATCTTCTATGTAGAGGTAGCGCATACGGAGTTTACCGTCTGACTCTACCCCCTCGCTTTCCACTGGGCCGTCGAACTGGCGCATTGGACCTTCAGGGAAGCGAATCTTAGGGGGGAGAGTACCTACTGATGCGGGGGACTGTCTAGCACCTATACCAGGGTTCATGGCCTCAACTGGGATTCCTCTCCCTGTTTCAGGGTAGTAGTATTCTACTTGGTCAGGGTAGAGCCTATTTTCGTGAATCATGTAGGTAGCGTCGTGTCGGCAAGTAGCACCTGGGTCTATGTCCAGCTGGTCTGGAGCAACATGGCGGCACCATAGGCTTCCAAAGCCAAGGTCCATAAAGGGATCGTAGCCAACCTGCAGGAAGCCTAATCCCGCTAATTGACCCCATAATGAACCAAACATTGTATGGTGGTTTACCCATAAATTGCGCCACTCTTCTTGGAAGGCCCTACTTCTATCAGTGTCTACAGAACCGTCAGATTTGTTATAGATGTAGACTTTAGGGGAGATGTCGGTTAGTTCGGTGGCTTCTTCTATACTTAGTACCTGGAGTTGGGGGACTTGAACCTGTGGGCGGAATGAAGGGACCTTCCCTACTACCCCTTCACATGAGTAGAACTTCCTGGCATTCTCAGCCCAATCTTCCCCGTAGAAGTCATCACGGCTATCTCTACTGAGTCTCTGGAGTTCATCGATGCATCTAGCTCTAGGGTCAAGATTGTAATTAGGAGACGCCTTGCGTTCCGTCCGTATCACTAGTGGCATGGGCAGTCTCCTCTACCTGCATTGTATCATGCGTGTCAATACTATCCTGTACAGTTTGATCAGTAAGCAGTTCCTGGCTACCACTAAGGTACTCCCGAAGGAGTTCCTCGTTACTTTTTCCAGCTTGGACGGTGGAACCTTTAATTTCCTTCTCTATGTCGGCTACTAGATTGAGGAGGTCCTTTAGAGGGATGATGACAGGGACCAGGTAGGGCATGGCGTTCATAAGGTCAGTTTGCAATTGTCTCCAAGCACCCAGCTTACCTACTGCCCTGGCTATGTTGAACCTATCAGCTAGGACTTGTAGAATGTTTCCATTCTTCGCGTTGTGGAAGGGGTTGTCTGGTTGAGCTTCTCCACTTGAGGCTGGTAGCCCTCTAGCTCCTTCATTACCTCCGCTTGACGGCGGCGGGTCTCCTCCTCTGCTAGAGATTCGTCCGTTATCCTTGTCACCCTGGCCTTGGTCCCCTGGCTGGCTGGCTGATTGGTTGGAGAGGATGGCTCTGTCCAGGCCTTGGCGATCAGATCGTCCCTGGTCACCGGCTTCTGGATTGGGATCGGGGATGAGGACGGGACCGTTATAAGGGGATTCAGCCATGTCTGGTTACCTTCAATTCTATAGATTGTGCTTCCCTTGGGGACGTAAGAGAGGATGAGTTCCTTCTTCTCACTGTCGAAGTGGACAGCCATCCCTTCACCCTCATCCTCAGCAATCAAGTCGGTGACAGGGACAGCTATCCTACCACCATTTCTTTTTATTAGTAGAGTTAGGAGTTTGGTTAAGTAGCTAGTCTTATTATCAGTCATTATATCCCTGCCAGTCTGTCGATTCCACCTGCCATGTTGGGGCGGTTGGACTCGTTGATTTCACTTACCTTAGGGGCACTTTGAATGAGTCGCATCATTTTGCGCCAGTGGGAGGCTACGGCAGCTTGAACATCACCCTTTGCTTCCCTGACTGCCTTCTGAATGTCCTCTACTTCATCCGATTCAAGCTTAGTTTCTTCCCCTAATAGGTGCTTAGGTGAGCGAATAGAGCCGGGGCGATACCACTGTTCCAGGCATATCCAGGCTTCTAAGTTAGAGACTAGAACGTCATCGTGGATTCTCTCAGGGACTTCCCAGCGGCCAGCTAGCATCTCACAGGCTTCCATCTGTTGGAGGAGGATGGGGTCACGGGGAACGACTCTAGTGGCTTGAACCGCTCCTCTATAAGCTTCAAGGATTAGGGGTCTAGTTCGGGTGTTCATTTCAAAGCCTATACTCTTACTGATGATGTAGCCGCCTGGAGCCCTATCGTCTCTGCCCTTCCAGCGGTAGAAGTTCTGATAGTTATACCTGTCCCTTAGTACCTTTTGAGCCCATAAGCCTAGGTTACCTGTTAATTCGATCAAGACTACAGCGTTATTATAATAGGTCCCGATTACGAAGATGAGGGCGGCTAGGGGCTCAGGGCCTATCTTAGCTGTATATCGGAGACATTGTTCCCCTGTCTCCCCGCAGTAGACTGATATTGCAGCGTAGTCTTTCCCCTCTCTGATGCGAGCGTCATCTGTATTGATAATTCCCCTGGCGCAGTCAGCACCAAGGAAATAGTGGTACTTTGGCCTAGGGTGAGCCCAGATCGTAAGAGGAGATCGCGGATCGGCAACAAATGTCGCTTTATTTTTGACAGGGTTGCCATATCCGTCGAGTTCCTGGGTAAGTCGGCCAATGTCTGACTTTGGGGCAGCATCTATACACTCCCTTACATATCTAAGTTCTGGACGTTCAAAAACTTGAGATACTTAGGCATAGAAGGCTTCATCGGCAGTTACGGGGTATTCCTGGCGGAAGATGTCCACTTTCCCCTTGCAGAGGTTGGGGATAGCCCACTTCCTCCAGGCTATGCAGGATAGGGCTTTATGACACTTGCGGCACCTTCCGCACTTAGCCTTGCAGCAGGCCATGGAGAGGATGTCCTTCTCATCCTCATTCTCTATACTGGATATGGTTAGGTCTAGTGGTTCGCGTCTGCAGTGGATGTCATCCAACCATGTTAGAAAGATAGCTATGAACTCTGTATCTCCCCTTACGGCTGCTTGCCAGAAGTCGTAGAAGGTTTCCCCAATCCCGACCTTACCGAACGCAGTTGACTCGACAAAGATTCCAGTGTCTGGGTCATCTGGGACACTGTTGAATAGAGAAGTAAAACTTGCGCCTCCCGCTGGGAAGAAGGCTGCTTCGCTAAGGTGGAGAAAAGTCGTGCGACCTCCTCTACCAGCAATGGCAGTTTGAGCTGTGAGGAGCGTAAGAGTAGAATCGCCTTCCGCATGAGGGTAAGTGAGCTTGGTTGCGAGGGGCTCTGGGACGGGGAAGGGCCATGCTTTGAGGAGGTTGGTTGGGACATCGAATAGCTCCTTACTGGTATCGGCTAGACAAGCTACAATCTTGGCCCTGGCATTGGGTACTTGGGCTATGTGGCAGGTGGCAAAGCCGTCTACAGCACTACTGACGCCGACTCTTCTAGCCTTGACACTTACCCCTCTAACCTTACCACCTATTCGGGCTTGGTGCTGCTTGAGCTTCTCTTTCAGGAGCCATTGGTTATAGCGGAACTCAAAGTCGAATAACTGCCCTGTCTCCCTATCTATGATGGGTAGGCGGCTGAGGAGGAGCGTAGCTCTATCTAGGTCCAGCATTCTTATCTAGTTTCCCTTGGCATCGGGACCCTGGTAGGGTGGGGGAAGTCTCTGTTGAGGATTAGAGCACAAGCCTGGGAGCAGGCATAGGCGGCTTCAGGCAGGCCAGTCTCGAAGTTGTTCCTCACCCTGTAGGTTACGAATCTACCAGCGGTCACCTCAATGATATTCTCACAAGCGAAGCACTTTACTCTCTCTACTCTGTTCTCACTAATCCTCTTCTGGAGCAGCATACCTCCTCTTTCGGTCTCCAAGCGAATGGCAGCTAAGTGTTCCAAAGCTTCATTCAAGGGGGAGTTCTCCCAGTCATACTTCTCCCTCATGCGGAGGGCTTTAGCTCTATCTTCATCAGTGAATTGGTAAGAAGGGGGAAGGGGCTCAGGTGGGGTAGAAGAAGGGGTCATAGCTCCCTTGGTCATCACCACCTGGCTGTCCATCCCCATCTTGGCCAGTTCTTCCTGCGTCTTGGCTGGAGGGATGGGAAGAGGGGGCTCTGGTTCGTCAGGAGCGGGTTGAACCATCACCGTTGGAACAGACTGCCTGCCTACGACCTTAATATTGTTCATTGGGGGCATCAATAACTCCTAGAGATTCTATTTCTACCTTGAAAGAAGAAGGCCTTGGTACGAGCGTGTTCAGGCCTCCCATACCTTTGATACTGTAGTTCCTGGTTACCCCTGCGAGGGTCTAGAGTTCGTACTTGTACTCCTCCACAGGCCTTGCAGCCGAAAGTGACATCAGTGGGACGTTCCTGGAGGACAATAACCTCTTCATTGGATTGGAAGAGAGGGCAGGTGTTATTTTTGCAGGGGGGACAGGGCTGCGGCACGGACGAACTCCCTTCTCTCCTCAGGGGATAGAGCTAGGTACTCATTCCTTGGGAGGACCTTCCTCTTCTCCCTGAGGCCTAGTTTGACCAGGCTTCCATTCCTGAATCGCCTCTTCATTACGCTTCTACGGCCTAATTCCCTTTGAGTGCGAATCAACCCGAAGTCCTGCTTTGCCATGCGGATAGCAGTGGCTACTAGGATACCCTTCATCTTGCTGGGGACGTATTGGTCGCCCTTTTTGGCGATCAGGGTAGATAAGTGCTCCCAGGCCCTGGCGGCTACTCCAGGGGGTAGGTGAGAGAATAAGGTCTTATTCTTGTACGTTTTAGCTGATTTACGAATAGACCTAGAGGGCTTCTTCAGTACCATCTCCATAAGGACAGCTGGGTCAGTTAGATTGTCACCCTTTGGCATCGCCTGTTCGCTCCTTGTCTATTCGTTCCTTAGCTGCCTTTATATGTTCAGGGTCGGAAGAGTGTCTTAGTACTCCCATTAACCCTAACATATTATTAATGTTAGCTGTACCACTTTCGACGGCAGCTGTCTGTTCATTATTGGCATTCTTGGCTGCTAGAAGGTCCAGGGCCTCATTCCTATAAGTGGCGGCTATCTCCTTGGAGGGCCATCTCTTCATCCTGGCCTTCTCCAGGTTACGTTTACAGGCTAGTCGCTTCTTCTCACTTCTTGACAGGCCTCCTACCTTACCAGCAGCCTTTTGATGGCTGGTGAGCTTATCCTTTAGGTAGGGGCTGAGGTCTGATGGGTCCATCGCTATCCTTTTCCTTTACCTTTCCATCCGAACTGACAGACTTGAATGGGATATTGAGGTAGTAGGGCTCACTGCTGTCCGAGTTCTGGAGCGAGTGGGCATAGCAGACATAGGAGTAGATAGAGGGCCTGACAGTGAGCAGCTGCATCTTCCTGCCACATTTGGGGCAGAAGATGTTTTCGGGGGCACTTGAAGCGATTTGGGGCGTAATAGAGCCCATTTAGCACACCTTTCGGTCCCTCGCCAGTCGTCCGACATCATATTATCCTGAATCCTCTTGAAGCACTCTTAACAGGAAGCAGAGAATTTTGTCAAGGGAAATGTTAAATAGGGGTGAGAGAGGGTCGAGGCCCGAGCCTTTCACAATAGACACCTATAAGGGAGGGTAGAGAGAGTATATCTACACTCTCTACTAACTACACCCTTGCTGGTTCAAGAATAGCATAGTCAATATTCGAATGTCAAGTGAAATTTTTAACTACAATACTATTAATAGGATACAGGAGCGAATAAAGGCTGTATATAGTACTATAACTAATAAGTGTAGATAGGGCCAGTGTGAGAGAGTACCCCGAAGGGGTAACTGAGGAAATAGAACCCGTTACCGGCTTAGTGAGCTAAGTGACTGATATTAAAATTTCGCTTGACATCCTCTCTCGCTAGATGTATTTTCCGAGTCGAGAGAGGGTCATTTATTATATGAGCAGATACTTCAGCAACGACGGGTGGGAAAAAGCGGCAAGAAGGCAAGCTCGTTTGGACAGATGGGTGGACAATACTAGGAAGAGGCGGGAGAAGGCTGTTTTGGCCCTGGGAGGTAGCTGCATGGGGTGTGGGGAGACCGACCAGGAGAGGTTGAGAATAACAGCTATTCCCAAGGAGGCTAGGGGTTGGGGCAGGTCCAAGCTACACGCGGAGATTCTTGAACGGGTTAGTAGTGGGAGGGACCCCAAGGAACTAGCTATCCTCAAGTGCGGGCAGTGTTGGAGGACTGAGCTTACTGAGGCGGCCGTCAGGCATAACCTGGAAAAGATGGAGCAGTTGAAGAAGCCAGGTACTGGGATATTCTACTGGGTAGGTGGACAGAAGGTAGAACAGATGAGACGCGGGGGGAAGATTATAATAGCCGATGGGATTGTCACCTCCTGGAGAGCAATGGAACACTATGACCTGGGAATTGACCAGCTGTATAAGAGGGATTAGTTCATTGTAAGACTACTTGTAAGACTCCTATAATACTCCTATAATACTTCTTATAATACTCCTATAATACTCCTTATAACCCTATATATAACCCTATATATAAGTATATAACCCTATATATAAGCCTTATAAAGATTCTGCTTAGTGTTAAAATTAGTGGCATAGAGATATAGATTAGCGCGGGTCCCATTCGCAGGACCCGTGGGGCCTCCTTGTAGGGGGGGGCTCGACTATAACGTTAGGGTCCTCCTGGGAGGGGGTGCGGAACTGGGAGGGAGAATCCCTAGCAGTAGGGAGTCTATACTGTAGCGGTAACGATACTCCATAGGCTATGCCCTACTAGCAGCGAGCCAAAAAACGTCACAGTGACACAAAGCGGCACCCAAAAGTGGCATACAGGACTACTAGTACTATTGAAAACAAAGGACTTAGCGATTGGCGCTGCGCTTGCACTAAGGCATTGCAGCAGTCGGCAGGTTGCAGGGAGCTGGTACGGGGATTATCTTGATAATCCCAGAGGTTAAGGTGTATATCGCGGGACATAATCCCTGGATTACACCGTCTGGCTTCTATTGCTGCAGGCGAATTACAGGCCAAGCCACCGACGCGAATCCCACTATTAGAGGCAAGCTCTGCCTCTGTAGCCTACTTGTAGCCTACTTGTAGGCAGTGAGATACCCGACAGCAACCCACTCCGTGGACTAAGCTGAGGTTAAAGCGGTTCATCTACTAACTATCTTCCCTTTCATTCGACTAGCGTAGGTATGACCACTAGGCTATCCAGCGTAGGTCTGACCACTGGATACGTGAGTGAAAGGCATAGATGGCTAGCTAGACTAGCGATTAATTCTACTCCAATGGAGGGTATCAGTATGGCAACGATTGCGAATGTGATTGAAAACAAGCGGGTTAACGGGCAGGCCAACGGGCAAGTGAAGTCCAATGGTCCGAGCCGGGAAGAGTTGCTGGCGCGGATTGCGGAGCTTGAGGCCAAGGTCAATGCTCCCAAGCTACTCCAGAAGCTCTACGTCAAGGTGATGGACGTGCTGAGCGATGGCACTGCAGGCAAGGGCGGAGTTGCAGTGTTTGGGCTGCAGCGCAATCCGGTCACGCTGTACGCTGAGCAGTGGGAACGGCTGCTGGACGGGTGCAATCCTACCCCGGAATCCCCTGTGGCGGCGATTCTCCAGGCCTGCAAGTCTCCCAAAGCTACCAGAAAGAACAGGGAATAGGCTCAGGGTAGGCTAGAGGGGGGTACTAACTCTAGCCTATCTAACCTGAGGTTATTCTCTATCCTGACTGATGAAAGGGGGAATTGTGGACGCTTTATTTGTAGCTGTGATCGCTACACTTGCCATTGGAGTGTGGGTTGTGCTAATGGCTGATCTACTTGACTGGAAGAATGGAGAGTAGGTATGAGACTTGTAACGCTATTTGTCCTGGAGGTAGTCCTGTTGATAATTGCTATCGCCCTGACTGTAGTCCTGGGAGGGTGCGAGACTAAGTACAGACCGCAACCCCATGTGCCTGGATGTACTGGGATTAACTGTAATCGATAGGTAGATAGGTAGGCTAGTCTATCCCTAACCCTAAGGAGGTGGGATATGGAAGGCAGACTGAGGGCTGGAGACACGATTTATATCGTGGGTGGGTATGGTATGCTATCTCCCGCTACCATAGATAGAGTAGAGAAGGACGGAACTGTTATTGCAACGCTAGTTGATGTCCAGCAAACTAAATGGGGAGTAGCTAATCAACTAGCGATTGACCCTGAGCCATTGAGGGTGTATATCCCGCTTAGGAACAGAGTTTAGGCTTAGTTTGGTACTTGACAAGTTAAGCCTATTAGTAGTATAAACCCTATGGAGGTAGTTTTCTATGCCATCTGAGCTAGTAGCACACGTGGACTGCAACAAGGTGACTAGGGAGCAGCTAGCCCTAATCCCTACCCCGGTTGGAACGGATACGTTTAAGCCTGTTCCTTTCATTGAGTTAGTGGAAGGGATCGACGCGGTCCTGCACAGCCGGGGAATCAGCATACAGAGAGAGGACTTCGCGGTTAGAAGTGACTGCAATCGCCTGTTTGGGACGTTTGACCTGTCCCTTGAGGGGATTGAGGGAACGTGCGGGGCTATGGGACTAAGGTCAGGGAATGATCGGACTATGAAATTGCAGATGATATTCGGGGCTAGAGTATTTGTCTGCGATAACATGGCCTTCTCTGGCGGGTCGATTATCCTCAACCGGAAGCATACAGCTAAACTCGATTTGCTGCCTGAACTCATGGGGGCAGTGAAGAGATTTGAGATAGGGTATGAGGTATTTAGGAAGAATATGAGCGAACTCAGGACCCTAGCGTTGACTGAGTATGAAGCTAAGTCAATGATCTACAACGTGTTCCATGCACAGATTATGCCTATTAAGTACTTTAGACAGGTGGGTGATCTGTACTTTGGGGAACATAAGGAAGAGTATGGGAGAGATACGGCCTATGCCCTTCATAACTGTATCACTGAGATAGCCCAGGACATGTTCCTGAACAGAAGGATGCTTGCTATGCAGGCAGTGGGAGAGATGTTTGGTATCTAGTAGTTAAAGGTAGAGGGGGGGGGATATGATCTATCCCCCTCTCTATTAATCCCTAAGGAGGATTAGAATATGGCAGCATACGGTTCAAATGGAGTAACTAGGATTCGAGTAGTGGATATTCCCATTGGCAAGACAAGAGGGGGAAGGAATGCGTTTGTCTCTATTCTAGCGGGGATTGAGCAGAATATCCTTGCTGGAATAGGCCCTCAAGAGGCTCTGGAAGTAGTTCCCCCAGGAACGGGGAAGTATTCCTATTCTCAGTTATTGAATAAGCTGAATAAGCTGATAGCTGAGAAGAAGTACTCTGTGGATGCCTTCGCCAGGGAGAAGGAAGGGAGGAAGGTTATTTATATAGTAGGTAGATAGGATAGCTATGGAGGGTAGGGAATCCTACCCTCTAGCCTGTTCTGCTCTGAATAACGTGGGTAGCGCGGAAGTATTAGTCCTACGTAGTAGAATGGGCTAGAGGTTAGGATAACTACTATGATTATAACTATAAGAGTAGATAGTGGAGCACTCCAACAGTTGATTGAGAGTGCGGAAGTTAGAGCTGAACAGTTTGAAGGCAAGCATAGTGACTATACTGGAGAGGAGGATAGGAAGGTAGCCTTCTATATTAGAGAGTGTATAGCCAGAGTAAAGGAGGCGATGAATGGCGAAGATGTCTAAGGCTCAGTATTTCCTCTTGGCTAAGGCATTAAGAGAGGCTAATGACTATTGCGATGATTATCCCGATAGAGTTGAGGAGGGTGTAAAGGGTGGCATAGATATGGCCGCTAAGTATATCACTCAGGCCCTAGCCAAGGATAATCCAGCGTTTAATCCTGTCCACTTCCTTAAAATGGTGAGAAGGGAGGTGCCACTGATCGCTCCAACCAAGCGGAAGTAGGCTCTAAATGCTATTTTCGCTTGACACTGCCTAATTTTTGCTGTATAATCTAACGCTAATCGAAGGTGGTCAATGTTCCAACTGGACTTAAGGAGGGTATGCTTGTGGCTATGCATATGCTTCCTATTGTCGCCATCTAAGAAAACAGCTATCTCAATGGTTCTGTTCTGGTTGATTATAGGAATGGTAAGCGTAGGGATAGTGTGTATTATCACTATAGTTTCAAGGTCAGTAACTCATATCCAGCCTAGCCAAGGGGGGAGTGAGATGAGGAGGAAGTACAATGGCTACCCGAAAGACTAGCCGCAAGGCTACTAAGAAGGCTCATAAGGCCCCAGTCAGCAAGGATGTGCAGTGCCTCCTGAATGGACAGCCCTGCGGAGTGGTGAGTAATCCTGAAGGTCTGAGCATCGCCCAGGCAGCGAATCAGATTGCACGGGACAATGGCCTGAAGTCCTATTCCATCCTGGTGGATGGAGTGAAGGTTGGAGTGGAAGAGGCAGCGAAGGCCCTCAGTGGACACAAGTCCATTGAAGTGTTTGCCAAGGAGACAAGAGGCTAATCCCTTTCAAGAAGAGGGAATAGCCTCCTTAGTCTGCCTTCAGGCGAAGGTCCCTGATTCCGCTTCAGGATGCTCAATCCTAGCACATCAGCCGGGGGGTGTCAAGCGGATTTCAGGGATTTAGAATGTGGGAGATAGATTACTCTGAGCTATACGTACTTTACTATACTATTCATAGTGTACTACTAGCTGTGAATAGTTGGTAGGGATAATCGGTAGAGTTGGATGATCTATCTCCCCATTCTCCTTCTCCTATTAACTTTCTCCTATTAACTTTGAATAATCCATTAATCCTAAGGAGGTCAAATGGCTGAAGTAGCTAGTGATTCGGTTGTTCCCCTTATCCCTGCTAAGAAGATTAGGGTTAAGGTTTATCAGTCGGAGGGGTATGGCTCTAGAATATGGAGTGTGGAGATAGCTATACTCACTACTAATTCTACTGACCCTAGGGGATATGTCTCCAATGCGCTCAATCCCCCTCCCCCTGCTATTGTTAAGGCCTTCCTCCCTCCTAACTGCAAGAAGTATATGAGTGGAAGGGGGAGATATGGTACGAGTGCTATCAGGGAGGCTCTTAATCAGGGGTGTCCACCGCAAGCTATGCATGATGCCCTGAAAGCGTGGGCGTTTAGTGTGCATGGGAATAATAATACTTCAGTGGAGAGTGAGTCCTCTGTGGAACTAGATGAGCAGAAGGCTTTGCTGAGGATTCAACCCGCTACTATGATCGTAGGGGGGAAGGTATATAGACTGGTTCCCACTGGGGAGGCGGATGCCACTTCACTGATTAAGAAGATTAGGAAGCAAGCTATTGAAGTGTCGAAGGTGGAGAGTAAGCTGATTATTGACAAAGCTGGAATAGATGGGAGGATGATTATCTCCCAGGCCCAGGAAGAAGTAGCTAATATGCAGGTGAAGGTGAATAGCCTTAGAAGGGAACTAGGGCAGATGCCTCCTAATTGGCTTGTTGATTCACATAGGCCAATACTGAAGCGTACTGATTCTAGATGGGCCGTTCAACTATCCCTCAGTCCCTGGATAAGGGAAATCCGCTTTACTATTCCATATTGGGACAATACGGTCCTGTTTTGGGACCCTCTCAGGCCTCATAATGAGGAGTTCTACAAGGATGGGAGGATGCCTGCATGGGTAGTGATAGGTAGTGAGGGGGCGTATTCTATCCAGTCTGTCTATATGACTACCTGGGTGACTACCCACATTGGCAGGACTGGGTGTATGGAACTGCAGAATATGCCTGCTAGACTACAATCGCTTAATGACTTGATGAATCTAGAGAGGGCTGTGAATAGAGGGATACAGGTGGTCAATCTGAATTCCCCCTTGCAGACTGATACACAGAACTACTGGCCTGAGTTCCGGGAACAGTTACCTCCTACTGTTATATCCCTACTGAGGAGAGATATATCTATCGATCCTAGTCATGGTACGACTATGGAGGCGTATTTCAACGCAAGGCCAACTCTAAGGCCTAACAGGACTGAGACAGCTAGGGCTGAACAGGCAATGGTCTTTAGCGTGGCCGGGGCTGAGAGGGAGGAGGTCTAATGCCAGTATATACTGATGATGGAACACTTGATCCTATTTATCAGCGGCAAGCGGATATTGGTCTAGCCTATCCTGGTAACGTCTATCTAGTCGGGTGTGGGGGAGTAGGGTGTTGGATAGCTCTAGCCCTTGTCCTAGCTGGACTGGATTACCTAACCCTGTTCGATGGGGATACTGTCTCTATTCACAATTTGAACAGATTCCCTCTCCCTGAGAGTGCGGTAGGACAGCCCAAGTCATTGGCTCTAGCTAAGTGGCTGAAGTCTCTCAGGCCGACTTCCACTATCCAGGCTAGGGGGGAGTTCAATCCTATCTATGGATATGACAGGCCTAGTTGGGTGGTCTGTGCTACTGATAATTTGAAGAGTAGGCAGATGTGCCATAAGTGGGCTAAGGAGCAGAGAGCTAATTACCTGGAAGTAGGGGCAGATGGGGAGAGGTGGACCCTATCCCCTACTCCTCCTGAATTCTCTACTGATAATGAGAATATGAGGGGATACACTAGTGTCCCTGTACATGTGGGACCCTGCATGATGGCAGGGGCAGCGGCGGCCTATTATGTATTACATAATGCTGAGCCTGGGTATTCCCATACTGGAATGTGGACAGGCAGTAATAGGTTGGAGTTAAGAGATGTATGTGAGAGTACTACATATCTATGTAAGGTATGTAAGGAGTCTCATACTTCTATTTTTGAACTAATCCAGCATATCAGAGGGCTACACTACTCATGGTTTAGTGTCCAGCAAGCTAAGATGCTGGCAGAGAGGTGGGAATTCCTAGGGAGTAAAGAGTGGAATGGACTTCTCCCCTATATAGATGGAGATGGGGACTGGGCATGGAATAGTGATGGGGAGGAATCTGAGGAATCTGACTCTGCGGAGGAGGAGGCTATAGAGTTAGAAGTGGATGCCGAAAGGGAAAGGGAATGGAGGGAGGCAGCTAATCCCCCTAATCGCCCTGAGCCTGGAGGGGAGTTCAACGTGGATGATGTTCCCGCACCTATAAGGGAGGAGGATGACAATGGGTAAGCGTTCAAGGATGAGGAAGGCCAGGGAGAGGGCTATGAATCTAGCCTCTCAATCCCTGGAGTTGGACAATGCAAACGGTAGACTGAGGCCCCAGGATGTAGACTTCGTGACTAGGATGAGGAGAGAATCTAGGGGAGAGGAGGGCTATACTGGTAGTACAAGGAAGGATTATGAGTATAGCGGGTATGGGTATGGAGGGTATGGATACCCCTACCAGAATGGGAGGTATCAAGTAGGGGTGGACAACCATACCTTCAAGACTGACTATACTCCTAGTCCTAAGAGGGATGAAGAGGTATTCCACTGTGAAGAGACAGGGGAATTGACTAAGGAGTGCCCCATTGCTATCACTCCCTCTATCCTTATCGACTATAGGATGTGGGAGACTTTCCTCAATGCTACGAAGGAGTTCTCTACTGAATGGATAGCCCTTCTCATTGGCAAGCTGGATAAGGACAGTAAAGGGAATCCGGCCTATGTCATTGAGAAGTTCTACCTGCCCCCACAGACTGCCAGTGGAGCGCACGTGGATGTGCCTACTGGGGTGAAACCTAGGCCTAACACTATTGGAGCTATCCATTCCCATGTGAATATGGGAGTGTTCTTCAGTGGTACGGACATTGCCCATTCTAACTGGCCTGTTGAGATAGTTATCAACAGGAAGGAACAGTATGAGGCAGTGGCAAGGCATAAGCTGAAGTGTGGGGAGTGGGCTAAGACTAAGGCTAAGGTATTTCTGACTGGGTCATATTTGTCAGATAGCCTAGGGAAGGCCTTCACTGAGGCATTCGAGAAGGGGAAGAAGTTAAGTGAGACTAGCAGGCAGTCTCCCATGACTCATATCCATGAGGAGGATAAAGAAGATGTATCGAAGGCTATCACTGTTACTAGTGGGCAGTCTACTACTACCTATGTCCCTCCTTCTGGTCCTACTGATGCTCCTACTGCAGGTCAGGGTGATCTACTGTTTGGGCACCTGGACGATCCACCGCTAGACCCTACACTCTGTGATGAGTGTGAAGGAACTGGATGGGTGGAGGATACAGATTCAATATCAGAGTATTATGGAATAGGGGGAGTGACCCCTGCCCCGTGTAAGAAGTGTGGGAATACGGGGTTATCAGAGTTGGGTAGGATTAGGAAGGCTGAAGAAGAGAAGGGTAAGTCTACTCCTACTCAGGAAGAGGGGAAGGTTAACTAGAGTTAGGTGACTGAGGCCCCTAGTTGTCTCAGCCGTAGTTAGTCCTATGCTAGGCGTACACAAGGGGAGGATACGTTAACTCCTCCCACTTCTTCTCCCCTGCTCTCTTCTTGAGAGTATGGAAGAAGGGGTGAATATGTACACTGATAGAAGGATACTACTAGCAGTTATACTTACTATACTAGCTATAGTTATAGCTACTGCCCCTACTCCTAAGAGAAGGTGTGATATTAGGGACGATAACTGTCCAGGGTATGAAGGACAGTGCCCATAATGCTAACAGAGAAGCTAACAGGGAAGTGTAAGTCTAAGGTTAGATACTTCTCTCCGAGAGAAGCTAGTGATGAGGCCATTGATTATTGTGAGAGGCATCCTAGGTCGGAGGGGAATATCAAGGCCTATAAGTGTCCCTATTGTCCGTATTGGCATATAGGGCATAGTGATAAGGAAAAGTTATCCGCTCCTACTTCCCCAGTAAAGGGGGAGTTTGAGCAGGTGATGGATAGACTAGGTGTGAAGAGGAGGACTAGATAGGGGGTAGTGATGGATAAGAGGATGGCTAGAGAATTGGATAACTACATTACCGGCCACTATGGAGAGGACCAATTCCCCCATAGAGGTTATAGGAGGAAGAGGATGAATAGGACTTGGAGAATAAGTGGGAACTTCCCTAAGGTGGGGGAGGTGGCTGTGTCCGTAACTGCTCCTAACTGGCAGGGAGCTATTCGGAAGGGAGCCCTAGCCTTAAAGAGGTGCGAATTACTAAAAGGGAGGAAGGTCAAAGCTGCCAGTTTTATGCTGGAAGAGAGGGCTATGGACAGTCCTAGATTACAGGGGGAGCAACTTGACCTTCAGGAATCTGGGACAGAGGGTCAAACGCCTGAGCCCACAGTTGCTGAATCAAAGGGGTCAGACTAACTTCATTAGCTATAACTGAATTGTGGACTACTCTTAACGCTCCTAGGGCTTCCAGGTCGCCTATAATGTATCCCATAGTGCTCTCTGGGAGCCCTACTAAGAGTCTAAGTTGGTCGGTTCCAATAGTTCCATTAAGAGGGATATGTTCTAATACCCCTGCTCTCTTATGGGGGATGCAGTCTAGCGCCACTCTCCTGCCTATACCCATGTCCGACTCGTCTATAGTTTCCTTCCTGAACAGTGCGGCATGGTTAGCTATCAGACTGCCTAGTTCCTTACTCATCCTACCACTATTCTCTACTGAGGGGATTTCATCTATAGCCCCACTATATTGGTTCCTGCTAACTACTCCTCTGCAGTGAGAGACTATCTCACTCATGGCTGCTACCCTTCTCATTTGATGAGTGGATAGTTTAGGAGGGGGATTGATAATGGGAGGAGTGGCCTGGAAGAACTCCCTTGCTAGGTTCCTAGTGGTCTTAGTTATGTGTTCTTCAAATCCTCTCTGCCTCTGGGCACGTTCACCTTGTTCTACCCCATCCTTCCTAGCTATTCTAACCTGGATGAACCGTTCTCCTAGGTCCCTTCTAGCGGCCCACTTACTCTCGAATTGGACAGTGGCTGCAGCTATAACAGTTAGCTTACCCTTCCAGCTGATAGGATTCCCTTTACCTGTATCCTTTACGAACGAGCCATCGTATATCTCTCTCAGTTGGGCAGCTATCTCAGCTTGATCTTCTGCTCGCTTACTCCCCATTGTGGTGAAGTCTTTGAAGGCTAGTATCCCATTGCTTATCTGATGTAGGAGGGAGGCGTTGGCTGTTCCTGTATAACCTGATAAGAAGGTCTTAGGAGTGAGGTCACCCTTCATATGGACATTGGGAATATCTAAGAGGCTATTGATGCAGATAGAGGTCTTATCCCCTGAAGAGGGGCCAAGTACCATTAGCCATACAGGGTCACAGCTCTTATGGAATTGGGCAGCTGCTACAGATAAGACTATACGTACTGCTTCAATATCAGGTTTGAAGAACCATTTGTTAAGGTGAGCAGTGTAAGAGGTCCAGGCTGATTCGATGGAATCGACTGGGCTGTCTCTATTAACGGTAGGTTGGATAGGTTGGATAGGAGTAGGGGACTGTATAGGAGATTGGATAGTAGGCTGGATAGGGGTATAGGTCTGTGTCCGTAACGGTTCGTTGACTTTAGCAGGTTGGCTAGGCACACCTCTTCCCAGCCCTGGGAGGACATCAGCCATTTAATTTTACCCTCTGCTCTAGTGGAGGCGGAATCGGAGCGAACCGGGATAGTAGCATATCAGATTTCGAAAGTCAACTATTTTTAACAATTGACTCGATTTTATAATGTGGTATAATCAAGGACCTGAAAACTTTGAGGCGGCTATGATTCACAAATCTGACGACGGTAATCCTGTATATCTATTCGACAGGAGTAGGTTAGAGTGTGCTAGGAAGTGTCCAAGGGAGTACTATTGGAGGTATGGATTCCTTGGGATAGGGATAGTGAGGAAGGTTGATATACCTCCCTACTGGCCTTATCTAACTGGGACCTTCATCCATGAGGGGATTGAGAATATATTGTTACATGGGATGACGGGTAAGGCTGCAGCGGATAAGGCCTATGCGGATTATGCTGCTCTAGTAAGGCCTATTATTAACTCCCCTGACCTACAACCTGAGCAATCTGCTCTACTCAATCTGGATTTAGATCAGCAGTTGGATTTGGTACAGGCATTGGTGTATGGGTGGTACCTAGCTAGCTATCCTACTCTAACTGAGAATTATACCTTAGTAGAGGATGGGATTGAACATGAGGAATCTATTTGCTGGGAAGTGGATGGCTCGTTGATGGTGTTGATGACTAGGACTGACCTCTTATGTAAGAGTAAGGCTACCAATGGGGCTATGCTGTTCAACCTCAAGTCTACATCCAATCCCGATATGAAGTGGAGGAACAGCTTCAATAGGGATATGCAGACCTTAACTGAAGCTATAGCTGTGGAGGATAGATTAAAGATTAAGGTAGAAGGAGTAGTGATAGAGGGACTTGTGAAGGGGACTAGAAATGAGTATCCCAAAGGAAGCGGATTCTACCAGCACAATAACATGCTCATCTACTCCTGGGTCAAGGACTCAACAGATGTCTCCCTACCAGGGGAAGAGGGGGGTATGGAGTTCGCCTACGAGTATGAGTGGACTTGTACTGAGGCTCATATTATGGGGAATAATAAGCGTTGCCCTGGTGGTAAGCAGCATAAGCTGGGCCAAGGGTATAGGAAACGGCTTGTTAGGGACGTTTTTCCTGGGGGTGTGTATGGGTGGATTGATCACCTTGTCAGAGTTGCTCCTCACGTCCTCACTTCTTACTTTGTTAGACTGGAACCGATTCAAAGGGACGAGTTCCAGGTGGAGAGATGGAAGAGGATGAACCTGCCACAGGAGAAGATTAGGCAGGATGCTGCTAATAGTGTAGATAACTATTTCATTGCTAATGATAAGAACTCAGCTTTCCAGGTACTGGATAATAGTTTCCCCATGCATGAAGGGTATCAGTGCTTTGACTGTAGTTATCAGGATATATGCTGGTTCAACGCCGACCCCTTTGATGAGACTAAGTGGAAGCCTAGGGTACCTAATCACCTAATGGAAGCGAAGATGCTGACGCCTGAAGGGGAAGAAGTATAAGTATGGATAGGGATACTATACTAGTTGTTATGTTCCTATTGGCGGTGATCTTCTGTGCTTGGGTAGTGGGTTATGATAGTGGGAGTAGGAGGAAAGATGAGTAAGATATGTCCTAACTGTAATAGGCCACTGGACGAGCACTATGTAGCCAAGTCGGCTACTCTGAACAGGCCGCATGTGTATATATGTCCTACGAACGTGTGCCCGGTGGATGAGTTGTTTGAAGAAGTGCCTGTGAAATCGCCCAAGGATTGATATGTCAACTGGAATAGGAAACGAATGGGACCCTGGAGATCCTCCAGAGATTCATAATGAACCAGCGCAGCCAGCCGACTTTGAAAGAGGCCGCTTGCAAGGAAGGGAAGAAATACTGAGCATCATCGACGGGACTTTTGGCAGCAAGCAATTAGCAGAAAAGATACGTAAGTTGGAACTGGCAGCGCAGCCAGCCGGGGAGTTTGATGACAAGAAAAGCTAATCCCAAATGCTCTTGCGGGGCACCATCTGCTAAAAGTAGTTGGTATTGCCTTCCGTGTAAGCGAAGAGTGTCCAGGGAATGGAGGAAGAAGAATCCCCAATCTGGCCGCAGGCATCAGCGTGACTGGCGTAACCGCAATAGGCACAAATATAACGCACAAAGGATGGTACGTAAAAGAGTGAGAAGCGGAAAAATCGTACGGCCTAATTCCTGTCAAGTATGTGGGATTTTGGGTAAACCCCAAGCCCACCATGACAATTATTCAAAGCCGCTTGAAGTTATGTGGTTATGTGCTCAATGCCACAATGACAGGCATCGTGCTCGGGCCGCGCTCCAGCGG